TGTTATGGCTGCAAAGGGATTATCATTTAAGAAACCACGCAGTTTACATACTGGAAAGATGTTCCAGTTGCCTCGTAGAATCGACTGGAGAAAGATTTAATGAAAGCAAATACAACCAAGCAATATCCATACACAGGAGACTATTATGGATATACATTAGTAACATCAGCGGACGGAACTATAAGTAATAGAGTTTATAATACAACTCCATCTCCAGTAGCTATGTCATTATCAGTAAATTTGCTTGGTGAATTAGTTATAGAAAGCCAAACTAAAATGCAAATTAATTCTTATGTAAAAAATATAGTTGATGCAAACAATGATCAAATTTATACTAATGGCGAATGGCAAATAATTCAAACTGCACCAGTACTTGGCCCAATGGGATTAAAGGCAGGATATAGATACCGTGCAATTATAATTGCTGGAGCTATTTAGTGCCAACATTTGACATTGACGTAAGTAGACAAGCAACAGATTATGTGGCTGCTTCTATTAAAAATATGGGCGGGAATGCAGGACAGGAAACTTTAATTTCTGAATTAGATATAGATTGTGATGCAACAGTTGAAGTATATATTGCTGGACCTAACGTAACTACTACAGCAGATGGTAATATTAAATTAACATCAAGTCATCCAGAAGCTATTGAACAAATAATTGCTACTGGTGAAGATAACTTTCTTGAATTTTTAGATAAATTAAGTTCAGAGTCAGAATCAGCATATAATGGATTAGATATAATTCGTACAATTAGACAAGATGCAGTTGATGAGGCATTTAATCAGTTATGACCAATATACAAATGGCCTTATCAATAATCGGCGGGATCATATTAATACAAGTACAACTAATAGGAATGGTTAAATGGCTAGTAAAGCATTATCTAAATGAACTTAGACCCAATTCAGGCTCATCGATTAAAGACCAAATTTCTAGGCTTGAAGCCAGACAGCATGAAATCCTAGTTCATCTCATAGACAAAAAATAATATTTGACATAAGATAAATAATACATTATAATTTAGTTATCTCACCAGAAAGGAGATAACATGAATCAGTTTGATTACCAAAGGGCTCTATTTGCCTCAGAACTAACAACTAATGCCAGAATTACTGGCTGTGTGATTGGATCACATTTTAACTGGAAAACTTGGGAATATTCTTTTCCAAGTAATAAAACTATAGCAAAAGAAACTGGTTTGTCAATCAGGTCAGTTGTTCGTGCCAAGAATGAACTAGTGTCTAAGGGACACCTAGTGTCAGTAAGACGCTTTAATGATTCTAATACATATACGCCACTATGTCCATACCCTAGTGACACACAGTCCATAACCCAGGGTACAGGTGGCACACTAATAGATACTTTAAAAGATACTTTAAAAGATACAAAAGAAGATTCTAACGAATCTTTAGTTTCTAATATTTTTACCAAGGATGAAGTAGAAAGTTTATTGTCATGGTAGAAAAAGGAGATATTTACTTTTGCAATAATTGTGATAAATACCTTCGCTTCTTGGATCACTGTAAAGAGTGTTCCGCCCCCGCCGCCAAAGTAGGATGGATGGTGTCAAATGGTACCGAAGTGTAAATGCGGTTCTAACGCCGATATAAAGGGCTTAACTAAAAAGGGTACTAGATTGTATAGGACCAACTGTTTAAGGTGCCGCAGAAGGGCTCACAGGGCCAAAAAAGGGTATTGTGAGAGATGCCTTACAGTTCCATTAGATAAGAAGCTATTAGATGTAGATCATATTGACGGGGACAGAGGAAATAACGAACGAAAGAACTTACAGACCTTATGCAAACGTTGCCATAAGATTAAGACAAAAGAAAATCGGGAGTACAAGAATCATGAAGTATTGCAAAAAATGCGATCAAAGCAAAGAATCAGTAGAATTTAATAAAAAAGGACCAAGTTATCTACAAGCATGGTGTAGAGAATGCTACAGTACCTATTATAAGGCCTACAATGCCCTTTTAAAGGCCTCTGAGGCTAGGGTCCATGTAGAATCTAAAGTCTGCAATGATTGTGGCCTTAAAAAGCCTCGTAGCCAGTTTGGTAAAAGAGAGGTATCCCCAGACAAATTAAGTGCATATTGTAAACCATGTTGGAGAGTCCGTTCTTACAATGCTAAAAGAAAGATGATGCTAAATGCTCAGAAAACCAAGAACTGACGCAGGAACTAAAAGGGTTAAATATAATTCTAAAATTGATACTAGAGGTAAAACCCATAAAGAGAATGCATTATTAAATAACTTTTGGGCAAATCACAAGATGGAAGATATAATTAATCTAACAGTAAAAGAGTTAGATGCCAAAATAGCAATATGGATAGAAAAATATGAAGTGCTTCAAAAATCAAGAGTTAAACGTTGGTCTTGGCCTTCATATAAATATGATCCAACACCAAAAGTAAAGAAAGAAAAGAAAGTAAATATCAAGTTTAACTCTTCCTTTAAGAACAGGTAAATGCTATAATTATACTTGTCGTTGCCAAATGACAAACCTACCCCTATAGGTAAGAAGAGCTCAGCATATCCCCGCTAGGATAAGCTGGGTTTTTCTTCTTTTGTCATGTATACTTATATTACAATGCAAGGACGGCAGAACTAGTGGATCCAAGAGATTTCTTGACTAATAAGGCAGAAGGCAAAAGGTTATATCCATACGCTAAAGATGTCTTTTATCATCCTGCAGGCATATTATCCATGACAGTTGAGGTATATGACGATATGGATACTTATGAACAAGCATTTGGATTCAATGTCCACGGGACGTTAAAAGACTTCCTAGACCAACTATACGAGGAGAATTAAGATGAAAAAGCTAACCGTTAATCAAAAATACAAAACCCTTAAGAAGCAGACCGAATCTGCTGGTATGAAAGTGACTGAAAAAAAGGGGAAGCTAGTAGTATCTCGTAAGAAGAAGAAGAAATAAGGCGGAATGACTCAAAAGACTAAAGGTAGATTAGTAATAGATACCAATAGACATGGGATAAGAAGAGAAACAAACCTTGATAAAATAGCTTCAAGAGCAGCAAAGAAGAAGAAATGGGAAGCAAATCCTAAATGGAAGAAAGAGTTATCAACAAAGATATCCACAGATAACATAGAGTTATCCACAGATATTTAGATATATTAGTAATAGCGATACCAGACGTGCCCCGTAAAGGGCGAGATATATATAAAAATAGGAGTATTAAATGGGATATCCAATATTTACAGAAGAACAAATAAGCGAATTTATAGAAATGGCTAATGAAATGGGCATAGGTCCAACTATGAGAACATTAGGTTATCCTAAAAGTTATCATACAGCTAAAAGATTCTATGTACAGAGAAATATAGATATGCCAACAGCCAATACCTTGGCTGTAATGGCTAAGGACTTAGCTATATTCTACAATGATAAAGAGAAAGTATTGGCGGCACAAGCAGTATTAGATAGATCTATAGAGAAACTATATGAGGAAGATCTACTTGCAGAAGATATAAACAAATTGTCTACAGCTATACATAAGGCAATTCAGACAATTAACCTAATTGAGGGCAAATCGACCAATATTAATGAGAATAGATCAAAGGATGGCTCAGATCTAGCAATCGTAGATATGCTTAATGAAGCCAAGATGAGATCAGAAAACATTAAGCAATCATTAAAGGTTATTCATTGATAAGTCTATATGTCGACATTTCATCAATGTTATCAAATCGTTATAATTCTATGAGGACCACCCAATTGACAAATATGAATATATATTCTATTTTTGCTACTGTAAATAAATTTGGACAATAAAAATTAATAGTATAACAAAATATTTAGATGACATTAATCCACAACTTCTATCAATATCAGAAGGCAGGGTGGAATTAACAAAATATGATCCAATGTTATTCGCTTTGCTGTATTTGCCACATCATTTGAAAAATGGTGATAATCAACTCACTCTTTCTGAATTTCACTGGGATTTAGCTGAATATGGGAAGACATGGATCAATAAAGCCACAGAACCTAAGACTGGAAGAGATGCATTTATTGCACCTAGAGAATGTGGCAAGTCTACATGGATCTTCTTAATTCTTCCTATGTGGGCCGCCGCTCATAATCATATTAAATTTGTGGCTGCATTCTCAGATGCTGCTTCTCAGGCGGAAACTCACTTAATGACTTTTAAGAATGAACTGGAGACAAATGAATATCTTAAGGCAGACTATCCTGAATTATGTGCTGCAAAGCAGGTAGCCTCTACTGGACGTTCACTAGCTTCTAATTCATGGCGTATTGTTCAGTCTAATGATTTTATATTTGATGCTAATGGTATTGATACCAACTCGCTAGGTAAGAAAGTCTTTGGCCAGCGTCCTGATCTTATTATCCTTGATGATATTGAAAAGGGTGAAAAGAATTACTCTGAATATCAGGCTGGACGACAAATGAATACGGTATTTGATGATATTGCCCCTATGAATATATACGCCCGTATGATTATTGTAGGCACCACCACTATGCCTAACTCTATGATGGACCAGTTCCGCAAGCATGCCCAAGGTGAATCTGGACCAGAGCTACAATGGATTAAAGACCAGAATGTAGACGTTCACTACTACCCAGCCATTATGACTGCTGAAGATGCCTCAGAACGCTCCGTATGGCCTGAGAAGTGGTCTCTAGAGTGGCTACAGAGCCAACGACACCTACGTGACTTTGCTAAGAACTATATGAATAAGCCTGTTAACTCTGATGGCAATTTCTGGACATATGAAGATGTAATTATTGAAAATATTGGTGAATATGGGAATACAATTATCTCTATTGACCCAGCTGTGACAAAGAATAAGGTTTCTGACTATACAGGTATTGCTGTATTGAGCAGAGGAGACGATGATAACGTCTATGTGAGAGATGCTTTTCAGCTGAAAGTATCTCCATCTGAATTATCAGAACGAGTGGCAGCACTTGTAGACTTATATGATCCTGGTGTCATATATGTTGAAACTAACCAGGGTGGTGATCTATGGCAGGACGTATTTAAAAATATTCCTGTAAAATATAGATCTATACGCCAACATGCATCAAAGCAAGTACGTGCTGGAAAAGCTTTGAACTTTTACCAACAAGGGAAGGTAAGACATACCTCTCACTTTCCAACTCTAGAAGAACAAATGTATTCCTTTCCAAAGGTTTCACATGATGACGTACTAGATGCAACGGTATCTGGAGTACTTTATTTTCTAGATAATAAAGCTCCAAAGGTATTAGCACGTCAATTAAATTACTTAAGGAGATAAAATGTCAGACATTAAAATAGCCCTTGAACAGATTTTAAGCAAACGAGAAGGTTACAAGCAAGCTGAAGCATATTACGAAGGCGTAAATGAAGAAGTATTTGCTAATCAACGTTGGTTTAAGTTATTTCGCTATGAGGGTTCAGACTTTAGATTTAACTTTTCAAAGACAGTTGTAGATTCAGTTCTTAATCGTCTTGAAATTAAGCAAATCCTAGCAGGAGATGCACAAGCAGAAAAATATATCGATACAATCTGGGATCAAACAGATTTAAAGCTAGATATTAACGAAATTCATAGAAACGCACTTGTATATGGTGATTCATATGCTATTGTGTGGCCAGATATGGATGGAACATTATCAATTGATTATA